GCCGCCGCCTACGGCGACGTGTACCTGCGCGTCACCTGGGACCCGTCCCTGGCCGACCACCCGCTGCCCGACGCGCTGCCCGGCGACGTCGCCGTCCCGGAGTTCCAGTCCGGCATCCTGCGCGCGGTCACCTTCTGGCGCGTCGTCCACGAGGAGCACGGCCAGGTGTGGCGGCACCTGGAACGCCACGAGCCCGGTCGGATCCTGCACGGCCTGTACAAGGGCACCGAGGACCGTCTCGGCCGGCCGATGCCGCTCCAGGAGATGCCCGACACCGAGCCGTTCGCCGCCCAGGTCAACGCCGACGGCGCCATCCTCACCGAGACCAAGGTGTTGACCGCGCAGCACATCCCGAACATGCGCCCGAACCGGCTGCTGCGCGGCTCGCCGCTGGGACGGTCGGACTTCTCACCGGGCGTGATGCGGATGATGGACGCCCTGGACGAGACGTACTCGTCGTGGATGCGCGACATCCGCTTGGCCAAGGCCCGCCTGATCGTTCCTGACTCCTACCTCGACACCCAGGGCCGCGGGCAGGGCGCCACGTTCGACCTGGACCGCGAGGTGTACGAGGCGGTCCGGAACATGGGCGACGACGCCGGACGCCTCGACATCTCGGCGCACCAGTTCGCCATCCGCGTGGCCGAGCACTCCGGTACCGCCCAGGACCTGACGGCCCGGATCGTCCGGGGCGCCGGCTACAGCATGCAGACGTTCGGCGAGACCGGCGACGTGGCCGCCACCGCCACGGAGGTCGTCGCCCGCGAGCGCCGCTCCTACACCACCCGGTCACGGAAGATCACCTACTTCCGGCCCGGCCTCGGCCGGTTCATCGAGGCGTACCTGGCCATCGACGCCGCGTTCTTCCGGTCCGGGGTGACGCCGCAGCGCCCCACGATCGACTGGCCCGACGGCGTCGCCGTCGACCCCAAGGCCCTGGCCGAGACGCTCGAAGTGCTCAACCGCGCCGAGGCCGCCTCGACCGAGGTCCGGGTGCGGATGCTGCACCCCGACTGGGACGACCCCGAGATCGCCGCCGAAGTGCAGCGGATCATGGACGAGAAGAGCCTCGGCGAGGTCCAGGACCCCGACGCCTTCCGCGGCCTGCGCCCCGGCGAGACCGACGACCCCGCCGACATGCCCGACGAGGACGCCCCGGATGAGGTGTAGGCGATGCCGCCTCACCCGCCCGCGCGCCGCCCGCAGCCGTCCGGGGTGTCACGTGGCGTCGCCGAGGGCCTGGCCGAAGCCACCGCGAACCTGTACCGCCGTGTGGAATCGCTGCTGATCCGCTGGATCTCCCGCCAGTTGCGCGCCCCCGTCCCCGAAGGGCAGGACTGGACCGCGACCAAGCTCCAGGCGATGCAGCGTCTCCGCTCCTACGCCGAGGGGCTGATCGCCGTCCTCGACGAGGAGATGCCCGGCCACGTCGAGCAGGCCGTTCTCCTGGCCTACCAGCGCGGCGGCCGCGCGGCCCTGGCCGAGCTCGCCCGCCACTCTGGCATCCGCGCCCCCGAGCGGGAGGCCGACCGGATCCGCGACGCTGTGCCCGGCGCCGACGCCGTTACCCGCCTCGTCTTCGCCGCCGTCACCGCGCTGCGCGGCACCCACGTGCCGATCCTGCGGTGGGCCCTGGACGCCTACCGGTCCGTCGTCGCCCAGGACGCCGTCGGAGTCCTCGCCGGGACGCACACCCGGCTGCGCGCCGCCCAGGTTGCATGGGAGGAGCTCCTCAACCGCGGCATCACCGGGTTCACCGACCGGTCCGGCCGCCGCTGGGAACTCGCCTCGTACGTGGAGATGGCCATGCGCTCCACGACGGCGCAGGCCGCCGTCGAGGGGCACCTCGACCGGCTCGCCGAACGCGGCATCGACCTGGTCATCGTGTCGAACGCGCCGCAGGAGTGCGTGCGGTGCCGCCCCTGGGAGGGCCGGGTGCTGGCCCGCCGCGGTGAGGCCGGCGCGCGAACGGTGCGCGTCGAGCACGCCACCGACGACGGCCGCCTGGTCCCTGTCCGCATCGCCGGGACCGTCGCTGAGGCGGTCGCCGCCGGGCTGCTGCATCCGAACTGCCGACACAGCCTGTCGGCCTACCTCCCCGGCGTCACCAGGATCCCGACGCACACCGCCGACCCCGAGGGCGACGAGGCACGCCAGCACCTGCGCTACCTGGAGCGGCAGGTCCGCAAGTGGAAACGCCGCGACGAGGGCGCCCTGACCCCGCAGGCGCGCAGGCAGGCACGCGTCCGCGTGCGCGACTACCAGGCCCGCATCCGCGCGCACGTGGCCGCCACCGGCCTGCACCGGCAGCGCCAGCGCGAACGGATCGGCACCGCCCGCTGACGCCCGCCCTTCGACTTCCCCGCCGCACGGCGGGAACGCACCACCACCAGCCCGGACCGCCGCACGGCGAACGGGCGCCACCCGCACGGGAGGAACCGCACCATGCCCAAGACCGACGACGACGAGACCCGCGAGGACGAGACCCGCGACGACCAGACCGGCACCGACGACACCGGCCAGGACGACGCCGACGACGCTGCACAGCGCGACGGCGCCGACGACAAGCCGGACACCGACGCGACGGACTGGAAGCGCGAGGCCCGCAAGTGGGAGCGGCAGGCCAAGGCCAACGCCGACAAGGCCAAGAAGCTCGACGAGATCGAGGCCGCCAACAAGACCGAGGCCGAGAAGCTCCAGGCCGAACGCGACCGGTTCGCCCAGCGCGCCCAGGCCGCCACCGAGCGCGCCGTGCGCGCCGAGGTCCGCTCGGCCGCCCGGGACCTGCGGTTCCAGGACCCGGCCGACGCGCTTCGGCTGATCGGCGACCTGTCCGACTTCACCGACGACGACGGCGAGGTCGACGAGGACGCCGTCACCAAGGCCCTCAAGAAGATCGCCAAGGACAAGCCCTACCTGCTCAAGCAGGCCACCACGGGCCCGTCCGGCGGCGACTTCTCCGGCGGCACGCGCGCCAAGAGCGACGCCTCGTCGATGTCGGTCGACGACTTCCGCAAGGCCCGCCGCAAGCGGACCTGACACCCCGTAAGGAGACCCCGCCACCATGGCGAACACGTTTCTGACCCCCGACATCATCGCCCGCGCGGCGCTGGCCAACCTGTACGAGACCACCGTCATGGCCTCGCTCGTGCACCGCGACTACGAGCCGGAGTTCATGGCCCGCGTCGGGTCGACCATCACCGTCCGCAAGCCCGCCGTGTTCCAGGCCAACGAGTTCTCGCGGCCGGCCGGCATCCAGATCCAGGACGCCGTCGAGGACAGCGTGGACGTCACGCTGAACCACTTCGCCGACGTGTCGTTCGCGGTCACCAGCGAGCAGCTCACCCTGGACATCCAGGACTTCTCCGAGCAGCTGCTCAA